TAATGTGTAATGTGTAAGAATTCGCGTTTTAGAATACTTACCTATCTATTATGGAGAACACGACCAACATCAACGACCTGCCCATAGACAGCAATCCGCCGACCCATACACAGTTACCGGAGGAACATATCCCGATGCAGGCACACCGAATGGACGAGCAGGTCTCCATCTACCCAGAGAGACCACAACGTAAGCAAGTTCATTTTGAGGAAGAGACACCGGTAAAAGAAACCCACAAAGTCATCCTCTTGGCCATGTTGTTCTTTCTCTTGTTTAGCGACCTGAAAGTCAAAGCCTATCTTCTCAACATTTTGGCAGTGGTATTCGGTGACCATTTTCGGGACCCCGTGGGCGGCATTTCCAAGGTCGGGTTAGTCGTGTATACCCTTGTCTTTGGTGTGGCTCTATGGATTACTATCAGTGTGGTGGACCTATCTGCGATACAACTTCCTTTTTAGATACTCTGTTCATTACATATTATGTAGTCTACATATAATGGATACGGTCGCGTTCCTTTGCTTAACCTACAAAGGTCTTGTTCATGAAAAAACAAAGGCATGGTTAAAGGGAAAACCAGTCTATCTCAATACCAAAGAACCTTTGTCTCGGTCTTCGTATACGGTCCTGTCCGTCCCGACGGAATGGGGCAAACGTAGCCTAGTGGATGCGACCCTGGAACTTCTACGGGTTGCCTATGAACACAACCACGAATGGTATATGCTTCTCTCGCACGACGTCTATCCACTTGTCTCCTATGCCGAGATGCTTCAAGACTTGGGTACAAAGTCCATGTTTCATGGAATGGGGCAGAACGCGGTCGGGACCGAATGGAAGACCAGCCAGTGGTGGTGTTTGTCTCGGCAGGACGTACGTATCCTCCTTGCTCGTCACCGGGAATACGATGCCTATCTAGGTACCTGTCCCTTGGTCACCTCGGCCTCAGTGGACGAGTTATACTTTCTAAGTTGTCTCAAATTTCTAAACCCGGTTTACACGTATACGGAGAAAAAGACGGTCTACGTAGACTGGCTGAAAGAGGGTGTCCAGAAACACCCGACCACCTTTGGAGGTCTCGTGGAAGGAGAGTTGGACCAGATGAAGGGCTCCTTTTTCCTGCGTAAGACCACACCCTATTTTACGCCGACCCTTCATGTCCCGAAACACCGATTGGTTGTGAAAGTGTATGGAGACAAAAGCGACCCTCTGGGTCAGGATATCCCAGACGAGACAGACGTGATTTTGGTGTCCATGGCGAAAGAGATACCCGACGCATTCCTCAAACGTTCGTTACGTATCTATTTTACCTTTTTTTCAAACCTGGAACGTACCCTACGTGAAGTCCTGGACAGAACACCTCCCCTGTGGAAGAGTGTCTTTGTCATGCCGGAAAAGGGACCGGCTCGTCAGGTTCAACCCTTTCCTTATTCGGGGCCTGTACGGTTGGACACGCTCTATCGGTACAACACGCCCAAGATTGCCTTTTTGTTTTTGACCATTGGAGACGTCAACCAGCCGGACGTATGGACCAAGTATTTGGAAGGAGCGAAAGGAAAATACAGCGTATATAGTCATCCCAAGTTTCCAGAACAGGTCAAGACGCCATGGCTAAGAGATGCCCTCATTTCAAAGCGAGTAGAGACCGGATGGGGCTACATCACCCGAGCCTACGAGTGCTTGTTCAAAGAAGCCATGAAAGACCCCAACAACGTCAAGTTCGTCACCATCAGCGAGTCGTGTATTCCCCTGAAAGCCTTTGACCCCTTTTATCAGTATTTGAAAAAGGACGACGTACGAACCTCCTATGTGAAATTCATGCGACTTAGCCAATACGACCGCCAAGTTCGTATTGAAACCCAGCCCCAGTTTCAGGCCATTCCTTCCTTTCAAAAGCATTATGCCCGCATGTGCTTGTCTCGGTATCATGTGACCAAGCTTCTGGCCAGTCCACATCTTGAATTCTTTCACAAGATGCATGTGGGGGATGAGTTCTTTTTGTCGTCTCTCGGGATAGAACCCCATACAGACTTTATCAAACCCATGGAAATCACGTACGACAACTGGGAAGACACCAAGGGTCGTGTGCTGAAACTCAAAGAAGAAAACCAGTCTTTGGGAAACAGTGTTTTGGAGAAAGATATCTACCGAAGAAACAAAGCCTTACAAGAAGAGATTGGAAAGAACCCCAAATCCTATACCACCATTACGACAGAAGAGATAGAGACGGCCCTACGGATGGAGTCGTTCTTCTGGCGTAAGTTTCCGGCTGGCCCCCTTCCCTGGACCTCGGGGGTCCTCTCCATTCTGCCGGGTCAACTCCCGGGTCTTCGGTCGGCTCCTCGGTCGGAGCTTCGGTCGGGTCTTCGCGAGACCTTACGATCCAGAAAAACCAAGGCTAGAAACCGTACACGGTCCAACAAGGTATGAAAAATAATATTTATGATTACATCTTTATGATTTACATCTCTTCCATAGTGGGTTCCAGCCATACTTGAACATTTGGGTGAAACCTTGGGTCAAAACTTGTCTCAAAACTTGTCTCCGGTAGAGTGACCTTGGTCATGTGTTGAGACAAGTTTTGAACGGCTTGCTGAGCGGCTTGTTTGGCCACTTCTTGAATGTATGGAAAGTAATGGTCGGTGAGTTTGAAAGGGACAAAGTAACAGACCAACCATACGAGCCCACCCAGGAGGATGAGCTCGTCCCATGGAAACCCCTCTGCCGGTTTAGGTTTCTCAGGTTCCGGTTCTTCGGGTTCCAGTTCTTTCTCCAATGCCTTCACTCGTTCTTCTAACAATGAAATCTTTCGCTCAAACACGTCCATCAGTTTACATTGTTTTTTGTGGTAATGGTACGGGTCCTCATCCAACAACTTTATCTGGATGTTCTTGCGGATGCGGTCCGACCGGCGAAGGTTGTGTTTTCCGTGTTCGTTCATTAGTTTCATGGTCTTTGATAAGAGAACGGATTAGAAAAAAGTCAAATCAATTTTTTATTAATCTCGTCTCGTTTTGCCCGTCTTATGCGTAAACCTGCGAATGGGTCTGTAACGAAAGAATAACTCCTTGTATTTTCCGGTTTTCTTATAGACCGAATATTTTTCACCACGACGTTTCCGTATGTCTTCCAAAGACTTTTGATACCCGATACACGGCATTCTAAACCGTCTCATCTGTTTTGTTTTTTTATGATTACATGCCGTGAGGAGGGAACAACACAACAAAAGGTCCTCACTAGGAAGAGAGGGAATGTTTAAAAAGGTCATCCCGTAATACGTAGTCAACAAGGTGTCGTAGGTTGCGATTTTAAACCGTTTCCCATATCGTTCCAGCACGTTGTACGATTGACAGGAGTCAATATGGACGATGTACAAGAAACATACGGGCTCTACCTGTATGGCTATTTCTGTGACATGACTGAATTTGTTTTGATAGTCCCGAACGGTATACCCCATGTCCGGAAAGAGAGACAACACCTCGCGTGGTTCCTCGGTAAACACCATGACATTCCGTGGATGTTTTTGTCTGTATTCAGGAGGAAACATGGATTGATAAAAGGTCAGGGCATATTCGCCACCCAAGACAAAGGGTTGTAGTCGCTGGACCAAGGTTTTAAAAAAAGGTTGAGGCTCATGCTGAACCAATGCCCGGTCGGTCAAGGTGGGATATTCTTCCTCCAACAGTTGAAGTCGTTTGTACACCTTGGACCAGCGACTGACATCCCCGAGTGGCCGAGACAATTCCAGGTACAAACTCATTTTTAAATAACTATACGGGACATAGTGTATTCCCTCTATCTTACGAGACGTTTTCCACAGTATCGTGTAGAGGTCTTCTTCCACCTGCGTAATGTCTACCAAAGGAACAAAGTTGACGAATATCTTATAGGTTCCTTCAAAGATGGCCGGCTTGACCTCTACCTCTTCGGTATACCGAGACAATTCTTTGGCCAACTGGGTACAGTCACGAATGGCATCCGGAGAGAAGAAATCATAGTCTGGAATATCCCATAAACTATAAAACTGTTTAGAGGGAGGCAAGTACAGGTTCAGGGCATGCCCACCGTAGCCTATCAGTTTGTTCTTTTTCATGTACGTTTCTACAATGGCAAACACTTCGGGTTTCATGTATTTCAACCTTGTCAATCCATGTTGTAATTTTAGATTTTCCTCCACCGCTTTATCCAAGTCACTCATTGTATAACAGCTCTAAAAAAGATAACACCCTATGGGTCTAAGTGAAAGGTCTAAGTCGCGGTAATGGGCAGAAAGGGTTTAAAAGCAGCTTCGGCAAAAAACGCGTTATAGGCGTCCAAGTAACGGTCTTTTGTTTGAAAGTTCAATCCAATGAATTGGATACCGAGGGGCAGTCCAAGGGTGAAATCGTAATTGTCACTAGACGTTTGTAGGTTGGGATAGAGTATGGTCAATGGACTTCGCGACCGTCGGTTTTCGTCGTAGACGTCCTTGGCACGGATGATGCGATTTTCCAGATTACCGAAATTCACCACGGACAGTTTGCTGAGCGTGCTAGACTCATAGCCAGACAATCCAGTCGTGTCCACCATAATCAAGACCTTTCCAATGAATTGTTTTATCGTGGCACGGTTCATCTGGTTCATGTCGGTGAAGAGCAGATTGCCGGCAACGTTCCCAGACCCAAAGGATGCCTGTATAATGTCGGCCATCTTGTCGTATATCTTTTTGTGTCTGCTTTGAATACGTAGAATAAGGAACAGAGGGTCCGTGGTATTGGGACAGTTCATGGAGTCCAGGAGAAAGGACCGTTTCACCTGTTGTATCACTTCGGCAAAGGGCAGACTGTTGTATTGTTCCTTATAGAGGGGACTGTTGTAAGAGGACGCAGACACCACCGGCTCGTCCCTGAGAGAAAAGACGGTAAAGTCTAGGGCACGTACCCCCTGCTTGGCACAATTGACCAGAGCACACGTATCCACGTAATCGTTTTTGAACTCACCTGCACAACAGCAGTTGTAAGCCGTTTTTACATAGACCTTGTTCAGGGAGACATCCGCCTGAAAGGTAGAGAGAGGTCTGATAGAGGTTTGTAGCTCTGTTTTTGCCAACACATTACAGTGGTATTTTCGTTTTTTCAGGCTGATAAACACATACAACACGAAAAATAAAAGGAAGAGAAAAATCGCAAGAGGCACAGCTGGGTTCGCCGATACCTGTTGTATCACTCCACTGACTTGGTCCATATGTTTCCGGGATAAAAAAAGGTTCTAACTAAGATTTAAATAAACAAAACTATATAGAAGAGCATGGGAGGCGGATTATTGAATATCATCTCTTACGGTAATCAAAATGTGATTTTGAATGGAAACCCAAGTAAAACATTTTTTAAGACGGTCTATTCTAAATATACAAATTTTGGTATGCAAAAATTTAGAATGGATTACGAAGGACTGCGTTCCTTGAAGTTAAACGAAGATACCCAGTTGACGTTTAAAGTCCCTCGTAATGGCGACCTCTTGATGGATGCGTTTCTGGTCTTTAACCTACCCGACATTTGGAGTACCATGATACAGCCACCCACCACGGAGGACAAATGGAAGAACTACGAGTTTCGTTGGATTGAGCACATCGGGACGAATGCCATTCGTCGGGTACGTTGTCTCATCGGCGGACAAGTGATCCAGGAGTTTTCAGGAGAGTACATCAAAAACATGGTGGAGAGAGATTTTGACAAGAGCAAGAAAGACTTGTTTCATCAAATGATTGGACACGAACCGGAACTGTACAAACCGGAAGTCGCATACGGTCGCCCCAATCGTTACCCTCATAGTTACTACATTCCCATCTCTCCCACGCAGCCCCTCGGGATGTCCAATCCCTCTATTCCGGGCAGGACCTTGTATGTACCGCTTCATTTCTGGTTTATGAACTCGTCTAAAATGGCCTTGCCCATGGTCTCGCTTCAATACAACGAGGTGACCATTGAAGTCACGATGCGTCCCATTCGCGAGTTGTTTACCATCCAGGACGTGACGTCGGTTCCCTTTGACACCGCCTCGGTGAGACCCAACTTTGTCAAGGAAGCTCACTCCCTGTATCGGTTTCTACAACCTCCACCCTCTATGGCTTTGCGAGAAGCAGACTACCGAAACAAAGTGACCACCTGGAACGCCGACATCCATCTTGTATCTACCTTTGGCTTTGTGACAGAAGAAGAGTCAAAGGTGTTTGCCAAGGAAGACCAAAGCTATTTAATCAAGACCGTCAAGGAAGATACGGTCCAACAGATTACAGGCACCAACCGGTATCGCCTAGACTCCAACAGCTTGTCGGCCAACTGGATGTGGTTTTTTAGACGAAACGACGCCTATGAACGTAATCAATGGTCCAATTATAGCAATTGGAAGTACTCTGACATCCTTCCTTACAACTTGATAGAGGCACCCACCGACTCGTACATTGTGGGCGAAACACTCTTTGGTCCAGGATTGGACTTTTACAGAAGTGACAACTTAGGCCAGATGGCGACCGCGACCAATCAAAACTTCGTATGTGATTATTTTACCAACGAAAACCGAAAGGACATCATGACCAAGTTCTCCATTATCTTGGATGGGAAATATAGAGAGATTGACTTTGAAACGGGTGTCTACTCTTTTATTGACAAATACAATTACAGTAAGGGACATTCCAATCCGGGGCTATATGGATACAGTTTTAGCCTGAACACGTCGCCGCAAGAGCTACAACCCTCTGGTGCGATTAACCTGAGCCGGTTTAAGACCATTGAACTAGAGTTTACGACCATCTTGCCCGAAATCAATCCGGGCTCTTCTTACAACACGATTTGTGACGAGGAAGGCACCTTGATTGGTGTAGAACAAACAGGAAGTCTGTACAAGTATGATTACAGTCTGTTTTTCACAGAGGAACGCTACAATGTGTTACGTGTCAAAAGTGGCTATGCGGCATTGTTGTATGCACAATAAAAAAATAACTGTACTTATTAATGACCGAAATAAACCTTAGGTTGCCCTTGACAACCGCTTGGACACCTGCTATCTCCACCGATGTCCTGGACTACAAAGGCTCGTGTAAAGGTCCAGGTGACGTGAACATCACTGTGGAGTTTTGTAACATACAAAAGACCGAAAATGAGTTCATTGTGACCAGCGGACCCATCACACCCGAGGCAACGTCCAAGGTCGTCCTGCTTTTTCCTCAGGGGTCCTCCAAGCAAAACGAGACAAAATACAGGACCCTTGACCGTATTGATTATACGTTTAGTGGTATATTCAGCGAAATCAACACCACAAACATCACGTTGACCGTCACCAGTGGAACCATCGCCATTCAGTATCCAGACAAGGAAGACACGGCCCGCTGGAACAAAACGATTGACGTGACCAAGACTGCCGTCATGGGACAGCTCAATGAGCAGTTTAAAATGTCTACCTTACAGTCCTTACAGTCCCTGGTCATTGTCTTTCTCAAAGATGCTCTTATTCTTCTTATTTTCTGGGTTCTGTTACTCACCTTGGGTGCGTGGTTTTCAGTAGATGCGAAATTGATTTATCCCTATGATTTGAACGCCTTTCCGTTTGTCTCCATGGCCATGGGCACCGACCACAACCTATCCGTGGCGGATGAAATGAGCGGTGCCTATTGTAGTACTATCAGCGAAGAACAAAAGAAACAGATTGAGACCACGCTCCGTGAAATCAGTCGCGACTATGAAAACGACCCTATCCTGAAACGAAAGGTGGAAATCTTAAACCCGGTCATGGCCAGCCTCTCTGCCACAAACATACCGCGTTATATTCTCACCTTTCATCAATATTGTAGTACCACCTCCAATACAGACAATGCTGCTTCTGTGTTTTTGTATTGGTTGTCCTATCTCATTCTACATCAATATGTGTATACCAACTTTCTGTTGTTCCAACTTCATCAACTCTTTCATCAAGCGGCGGAGGTTGTCCCGGAAAAGGGGTTCGCGGTCTATCTGGCGGTCGCCGTGTTTGCATTAGTGTTACTAGGGATGACGTACGCCGTGTATCCTCTCAACGTGGAAGTCCAAAAACAAACCAAGGAATATTTCGGTGAATTTCCATCCTCGTTCAAGGAATGTTTTGTCTCGGTGGCGACCCATCTGGTTTCCCTGGGTCTCTTTGTTCTGGTTCCTCTGTTCGTCCTGCTCTTTGTGACGGCCTTTGTCGGGAATGCCTATGCCCTGGTCTCTATCATGTTCAATTCCAACTCGGTGGAGTGTATGTTTTTATCCTTTATCGCCATCATGGCTAGTATCCAGTTTATCTTCAACGTGATTGCTCTGGGGCTAGAAGGTACACTCAAATTTAACAAACTGTTCCACATGATAAAGGGTCTCTTTGATACATCCAGTATTGGCGTGAAAGAAATTATTGTCTTTATCGGTGCTTTCTTTGGTATTCTGTTGCCCTTTATGACCAGTCTACAAACCAGTATCCTGTTCATTGGGTCGTGGTTTGTCTCGGCTGCGTCCTTTCTCTCTCTCATGAAAAGGACCTTGGCGACATTCTCCATGAGCCTTGTCCTCGTCCTTCTTTACATGCTGCTCTACGATACCGAAAAAATATTAGGTCCTTACTTCTCCTTCATGACCGCGATGATTATTGTCCTCTTTTTCGGGCTCTCTTATGTGTCTTAAAAAACACTTAAAAAACAGTATAAGTATTTTACATGAATACAACACAGAATGTCCAAGAGTGTGTCCACGACGGCCTCTCGTCCTAGGGTAAGCCTTTGTACCCCCACGTTCAACCGACGTCCCTTTATTCAGGCCATGGTACAGGGTATCCTACAACAGAAATACCCAAGAAACTTGATGGAGTGGATTATCGTAGACGACGGTACGGACAAGATTGGTGATTTGGTTCGTGATATTCCTTTTGTCAAGTACATTGCCCTGGAAGAGCGTATGTTACTGGGCAAAAAACGGAACTTTATGCATCAGCAATGCGAATTCCAAGAGGACAGTGCGATTGTGGTCTACATTGACGACGACGACTATTATCCGCCAGAACGCGTGTCCCATGCGGTAGATAAACTGGTCCATTCCAATGCGGAATGTGCCGGTTCAAGTGAGCTGTATCTTTGGTTTAACGACCTGGTGAAAATGTACAAGGTCGGCCCGTATGGACCCAATCATGCGACGGCCGGTACATTTGCCTTCAAACGGTCCTTGTTAAAAACATGTTCCTATGCCGAAGATGCGGTGCTCTCGGAGGAGAAGTATTTCCTAAAAGATTACACCATTCCTATGGTCCAACTGGACCCCAAGAAAACCATCCTCGTGGTCTGCCACAGTCAAAATACGTTTGACAAACACCGCGTGATACAAAACGACAGCAAATATTGTAGCGAGAGTTCCCTGACCATCAAGCATTTCATCAAGACGCCCACCCTCTATTCCTTTTATACACAAGGCATGGAAATAGAGCTGGCCAAGTACAATGCCGGCACGATGGCGTTCAAACCAGAAGTCGTGGAAGAGATGAAACGACGAGAACGTGAGCAATCCTCACCGATGCTACAGTTTACCACCAAGGACGGACGCACGGTTCAAATCCATCCAGAGCAACTGATGCGTATGTTTCAACAAAAGAGCGAGGAATGCCTGGAACTTCAAAAGGAAAATCAAAAGCTCAAAGAACTCAACCGTCTCCTCATTGAAAGTAAGCGTCCAGTCTAGCCAATTCAGTATCGCTCAACAGGTCCTTGTCAAACCGACGGTTGTACAATTCACGCTTGCTCAGGTTTAAACGAGCACACAGCATACGTATAAAGGTTTGGTTGTTGTATTCGTTGCTGTATTTCGTGAGAATTTTGGTGAAACGATATTCTTGTATTCGTTTGGGTGACGTTGGCAGGTTCACGTACAAATGATAATTGTGTAAGATTTTCATGTAATACGTCATTTCATTGTAAATCCATAATTGTTTTTGAAAGCTAATTCGGTCATAATAATCTCCCATACAAATGTTTTTGAGAAAGCTTTCATAAAAGGCATAATCTTTCTCGGTTTTGAGTACGTCCATGATGTTTTCATGGAACAGCAGAGACTGGGTTGCCTTTTCTGTCTCCATCACCGTGTCCTCACCCATTTCCTTTTTCATGATTTTTTGAATACAGCCTTGGACGTTCATCTCGTGGCGGTTCAGGGGCTGGTCCTGGGGTGGCTTCAAGGTGACCACGTTGGAGAGCTTCATAATCTCTTTGATTTTCTTCTCGTGTACATTGGACCCGCACAAGATGATGGAGAAATGTCTCGTCTTCTTTTTCTTGTCCTCTTGTTTAAACTCTTTGAGTAGCAAGGTCAACAACTTCTTTTCGTGGGTGTGAATGATATCAATGTTGTCAATCACGCAGATACATTTATGGTCAATCGTATGTAACATGTCTAAGATGGAGGGTTTCATTCGCTTCAAGATATCGTCATAATCTTCAATATCTTGCATCGTGATAAAGAGCGTATTGGGTAAGTTTTTTAACAGGGTCGTCTTTCCCGAGCCCGAAATCCCCGTGAGATAAATAGGTTTGGGTGATTTTAAATAGGTCACGATTTGTTCCATCTAGGCATTTATGAAAGTTTGCTTTAAACCTTTCATCCTTAGAAACAGATGGTTGGGTCGTTGGTAATCCCGTCCCAAGAGACGCCGCACTTGTTGCCCCATTCCTTCTTTTTACACATTCCGCTTGCCGACCCGGTGCCCTTGGGCTTATATATCAGGTCTTCTGGGTTAAACGTCTTACATACACTACTTGAATTGTTGAAAATTTGTTCGTTCTGTAAACAGATACCCTGCTCGTTTAAACTATAATAATCGGGGCACGTGGAGATATTGCCAGGGAACTTTTGTTTTTTGTTCATGTTGGAGAGGATGGTGCCTACAATGGCCAACGCAATCACTAACAATACCACAAATGAAAGGAATACAGTCGTGTAAAAGTCCATTATAATGGAAAAATAAAATATAATATATATAAAGTCATGACGTCCAATGGTAGAGTTGACCTCTTTCAATTACCGAGTGGGACGCCTCTGTTCTTACAAGAGAAGGTATGTACGGTACAGAAAACCAATTTCGCCAACGCAATGAAATACAGTCTAGAAAACACCCATCTATCGGTGACCTTTTTTTCACCCGGAAACGTCACCCTCTTGGAAAGCGGCATCAAGGCAGAAGTCTATCGCTTGTCCAACCAGACACACCTGATTGACAAGCAAGATTACGACCAGATGTACATGATTATGCGGTCCATCTTTTTACAACACGCAAGACACCAAGAGGGGAATATCCCTAAACAGATTGAAGACCTGAACCGTCGGGTCATTGAGTATTGTGCTCCTCGTATCTTGACTGAGATTGTCAGTTACATTCACTATAAAAAAGATATTTCTACGCTGGTCGTCCCGCTGGACAAACCCAAGTCAGTGTCCAAGGACAAGTCTATTGAGTTCAAACGGTTCTTTTAAAGAGGTCCTTACAGTAAACCTTTCAAGGCTAGAAGCTCCTTCTTCCACATGGCCTCAATGGTGGTCTCCGTAATCTGCTTGTGTTCTAGCTCCTTTTCTTGAAATTGTCGTTTCAGCGACTCGACATTTTCTTTACACACGCTATCCATGGACATTTTGATGAGGTAGCGGAAGTCGTCCAGTGGCGTATATCCCTTGCCGCGAAGGATGGCCCGGATTTCATCCGTTGTCTTACGTCTCAGGTCCAGCGTCTCCGCCAGCAGTTCGGTAATGTATTTGTATTTATTGCTCAACAACACAATCTCTTCCTGTAAGGCGGAGAGCAGGTAGTCCTTTCGTACTTGATAATAGGGAAGGCGGACCGTCATAAAGTCATCACAGATGTCTGACACTTGATGGTAGTGAACCAGTTTCTCATGTTGATTAAAGAGGTTCATGTTGTTGGTGGACAGGTAGCTGTATAGCTTCAAGGTCTTACACAATTCTTCGGGGTCCACCGTGTCTTGGGTCGTGACCTTGATGAGCACCTCTTTGTCCGTAGAGAGGTCCTTGTAGTCCTTCAAGATGCCCTCATCCAACAATTTCTCCAAATGAAGAATGTAATCTTCGTTCCAGGTTCCAATGGGCAGCTCCGTAATCTCCACCTTGTTCTGTTTCTGGACAAACACCCCCTTGCTGATGAACCGCTTGTCGTTTTCTTTCACCATAGACCCTTTGAACCCGCGGTAATAAGGAACAAAGTCGGTGTGGACTGGCTGCTGGTCCAGCTTGGCCAGAATGTAGTCTATCAGTTGTCTCGGGTGGTAACAGAGGATTTCGGAGCTGAACCCTGTGCCGATGCCGCGTGACCCGTTGACCAGTACCATCGGCAGAATGGGAAGATAGAAGACCGGTTCCACCTTGGACCCGTCGTCGTCCAGGTAATTCAGGATAGGGTCGTCTAGTGGAGAGAAGATGGACCGTGTAATCTTTTCCAGCTTGGTAAAGATGTACCTCTCTGACGCACTGTCCTTGCCTCCCTGTAAACGGGTCCCGAACTGACCGTTAGGACTAAACAGATGAATGTTGTTGGACCCCACGAAATCCTGTGCCATGTTGACGATGGCCCCGTTCAAGCTGGCCTCGCCGTGATGGTATCCGCTGTGCTCAGACACATAGCCGCTGAACTGAGCCACCTTGATTTCTTGGGTCAAGTTCTTTTTGAACGCACTATATAAGATTTTTCGTTGGGATACTTTTAATCCGTCCACCAGGTTACAAATAGACCGGTCGCAATCGTACTTGGAGAAGTGTATCATTTCTTTGTTGATAAAGTCACTCACGGAAATCCGCTTGTCTCGGGTATCCACTTTTAGGTCTCGCTGATACGTAGAGAGCCAGGTCTTTCGCTCGTCCGCCTTCTTCTTGTTAAACAACATGTCCATCGTGGACGTGTCGTCTTCATGTGTACAGAATTCCACAATCCGTTTCTCTTTAAAATACTCTTTGAACTCCGCACCTGTGCTGGTGCCTAAACCCTTGTAATATTTAATCTTCCATCCCGTATTCGCCTCTTTCCACTGGTCATAGTCTTGCTCGTTGTAAAAGCACAACGTTTTGGGACCCTTGGACGCTTTCAGGATGGGTGTATTCATAAACCCCATGAACCCTTCTATCCGCAGAAGCGAAGGCCATAGACATTCAAATACATTCATCCCGAGACCTTTGATGTGACTGCCGTCCAAATCCTGGTCGGTCATGAAGAGGATTTTCCCGTAACGCAGCTCGTCAATCGTCTCGTAGGTCTTGCCGATTTCCAGTCCCAGGATTTTCTTGATTTCAATGATTTCTTTGTTCTCGTTAATCTTTTTGAGGGTCTCGCCGCGTACATTCAGCAGCTTTCCCTTCATGGGATAGACCCCGAGAATGTTACGGTCCGAGGGCGACAGACCCGACAGAATACCTGCCTTGGCCGAGTCTCCTTCACACAGAATGAGGGTACACTGCTTGGACTGTTTCGTTCCCGCAAAGTTGGCATCTACCAGCTTCGGGATACCCCGAATGGTCTTGGACTTGTTTCCATCACTTTTTTTGAGTTGTTTCAGTTCTTTTTGTTCCGCCATCTCACACGCTTGTTCCATGATACCCAGACCCGCCAACTTCTCAATGAACTTGTCACTCACGGTACAGCTGGTGCCGAACTTGGCAGACGGCGTCGTGAGGCATTCCTTGGACTGGCTGTCAAACGACGGATTTTCAATGGTACAATGGATGAAGAGGGTCATCTGCTCGCGTAAGATAGAGGGTTTAATCTCCACCTTTTTCTTCTTCAAGATATAGGCTACTAGTTTCTTCAAGATTTGTTGTAACAGATAATCCACGTGTTTGCCTCCCTTGTACGTGAAGATACCATTGACAAAGGAGACTTGACGAAACTCGTCGCTCAAACAAGCAACATACGTCCATCCCTCCTGTGTCTCGGTAACCTTGTCGGCATCGCTGTACAGCGAGACATACTGTTGGAAATCCTTGACCTCTACTGCGACATCGTTGTATTTGACCTTGACCTCCTTGCTCGTGATGCCCGCGATATCGTACACGCGGCGTTGAAACAGTGAGACCATCGTGGGTGTCAACCCTTCCATCCCCAGACGCGTGTAGTCCGGCTCAAAACTCACCTGGGTATAGGGTTTCTTGGAGCAGGCGACCACTTTGGGTGGATGTATCACGTCTAAGTTCTTCTCAAACTCTTGTGTATATTTGAGCTTTCGTCCCGAGTCTACGGTCTCAATCATGCCCCAGGTGGACCAAATCAAGACCAACTTAAAGCCGAACCCATTCTTTCCACCGGTGGTTTTCTGCTCTTCCTTGTTGTAGTTCGTAGAGGTACGCAGGTGAGCAAAGATAAGCTCGGGTATCCACGTGTCGTAGGTTGGATGTTTTTCCACATCAATGCCTTCGCCATTGTTCAACAACGTAATACGGTTCTTCTCAATCGTGACCTGAATACTCGTGACCACCTCCACGGCGGGATTGGTCTTTTTCTTCTGTTGTGTACGCACCACATGGTCACGGCAGTTCACCATCCCTTCGTCAAACAGCTTGAACAACGCTGGGTTGTAGTCCACTTCCTTGGAGACAATCTTTCCACCCTCAAACACATACAGCTCTGCTCGCTGCATGTCCACAGACCCAATGTAGGTGTCCGGGTTGTCGAGGATGTGCTCCTTGTCGGTTTTCTTCTGGTAGCTTTGTGCGAGAGACATTTTATGTGTCTAATGATAATTTAAATTATCCTTCAATTTTATAACTAGATGAATAAGAATAGTCGCGACAAATGTAAACCGTCCTGTGATGTCGTGACGTTCTCTGAAAACCAAATGTCTACCAAAATGTTGCAGGCCATGATGTTGAAACTGAAAGGCGGAAAAATCAGTTATCACAATAGTCGGACCAAAAGTACCCATACGACGATACTCAGTCTTAACTACATTGAGAACCGACTTCTCCTTCTACGTTTCAGGTACAGGCTCTATGCCTATTACGTCAACTCTCTATCCAATGTGAACAGGACGTTGTTTGCGAAAATCGTACAGATGGTAGACACCCTGGTGACCCAGTTGTCTCCTGAGGAGCGTAATATCGTCTTTGATACGGTCCCACCGGACCCCCCTATTCCTGAGGTGTTTGAAGAGTCGGGCATCGTCTTCAAGGTCGTGGCGAAACGAATTGTGGGGTTTTCTTATTTTATCCTGACTAACATTAAAAACAATTATGTCTTTGAAACGGGAAAGAGTTATACCTTTGATTTGTCTGACCCTACCCAGGTCGGGACCGCCTTTTGTCTCTCCTTGGAGAAGGACGGGGTCGCCTACGATTGCCGCTATCACCTGACCCCCGGACAGCCCGGAGCCACCATGAAAGTCTACATCTCGCGAAAAATACCCTATACCCATCTCTACGTCTTCAATCGGGACGAGACCAACGGGGGCAGTCGCTACGAACAGTGGGGATACTCTTACGAGTCGCTCTACATCAACCGAGACAAACTCGTCATTGATGATGTGGCGTCCGCTACGTTCAAGACCTTTGATACCTCTTATTTGAAATTTGTTGTGTATGAATGGTATGGTCCCAAAATCATGATAGACCCATTTGTCTCGGCAGACCCGACCAAACCGTCCAACCCCGTCTATCTCTACAAAAACAATTACATGTATAAACTGGGTATCGGGGTACATTACCTCTATCTTCACAACTATTACTCTCTTGCCTTTCTCACCCGAAACCGGACCACGATTGGGTTCTCGTCCGAGTACAACCGCGGGTCTAAAACGTTGGACCAGTTGTTTTTGGCGGGCAACGGCCTGGATGGGACCTATACCTTTCACTCGGGCATGATACGTCTTACCATCACCGGACCCTTTGACCCCATTTCCTTGTACAATGACAGGTATGGCTACATGGGAGGCTTGTTCATGATACAATACAGTTCCACCAGTTTGAAGTCAGCTATTCCAGACGAGTTTGTCTATACCCAGAGTGGATATCGGTACGGTCTAGACTCGCATGCCTTGATAGACCCGGTACGGTTTACCTTTCAAAAGATACCTTATGACACACAGAACGAGTTCGCCTTAGCCCCGGGTGTGTATACGTGGTACAACACCAGCGACGTGCCCTTTACGATTCTTCTTGGTGGAAAGACCCCCTGGATTACCCTAGAAGGTATTTCTACCACGACCGTCAACGGTACGACCATGAGCGATGCCGTCTTGGGTATTGGACCTCAGGGTGAAGAATTGGTCTTTTATTATGGTACAGTCATTGTACGCGTGTACGGTGACTTCGGGCGATGTTCTCTCTATACTCCACGTACAGGGTTGTCAGGAGGAGGCTACCGTGGAGGACATGGGCGACTGGTCTACGATGAAACATTTAGCAATGGACCCTCTTATACGGCACGGGAAATGATTGCTCCCACGATTATACCCAATACGGCTGTGTGTAACGTGGGACTGGAAGTCTTCAAACCCATCTCCGTCGTGACCCTTTCTCTGAGTGATTATACCTTGAACCTAGGAGACCTGTATCGTAGCAGCGTACGGTATGGAGATGCGTCTACCTATGAGATGCGTTACCAATTGACCTCTCAACGATATGCGTTTGCGTTTCAAGGCAAAGTGACGGTGTATGGAACAAACGCGACGATACAGACAGAGACCATCGGTATTGCCACGTATCGTACGATAGGCCAGGCCGTGTATCCTGTGTACGTGCCTTCTCCTGGCCAGTCCAGCACATCGTTTTTTGTCAAGATAGGTGCCTCTGGTGCGTCCAATCCGTTACAGGAGTTTACGGTGGTCCATGAACAGGGCGGGTCGGTGTTTACCTATTTTATGACCTTTTCTACTTCTTAATTTAATTTCTTGACATAGGGTATATGGAGTTCGCAAAGAAATACGGTTCACGAGCAGAGGTCATGCATGGGGTTGCCGAGATGACGACAGGACGCCGTCGTAAGTCTTATTTCATAAAGAACAAGCACGGAGAGATTGTCTCCAAGAAGCTGAGCCTGCGAGCAAAGAAGGAGAAACGCCTGGAGAAGGCCGGCTATTTTACGGTCAAGGGAAAGTTTGGTGCGGTGAAACGAGACAAGACGGCCAAGCGACGCAAGGGAAAGGGGAAGAAATAAACGACCGACTAAGGAACAATAGATTAAAATACTTAGCGTCTAGGCTTGTGTCTAGGCTTACGGGTCTTGGCCTTACGCTTGGACTTTCTTTTAGGCCGTGTCTTGGACTTACGCTTGGATAACGACCCGCCAAATGTTTTCAGGGCACAATCCATTTGGTTCATACGATGATAAAGCTCGGGTGGTCCATCGGTCGTACTGTCGTGTTGTTTGTAGATACAGCTCATATAGTTAAGATGAGTTTAAAAAAATGATTTAATTTCTAGGGAAAACACAAATGAACGATGCCCAGAAATTACAATTACATGAATTGATGAAACAGAACAACACGGTGGACAATACCCAGCTGATACGCGAGCTGAAACACAGTGCCTTGTTGAAAGACAACATTGGTCGCATGATGGAGCTGAAACGTACCTTGGTGGAACCAGAACTCAGCAAGCGTTGCGAGCAAGAATGTTATTTTTTGTACGAGAAATACACGGCACTCTACCATCGTCTCTTCAAAAACCGTGTAGACCTCTCCATCCTGAGCACCTTTCTCTCGGTCTTGTCCAAGATTGAAGAGGGAGAATGTACGCAACAGGAAGCCTCCTTTGAAATCGGCACCTTGCTCAAACAAATGTACATTGACCCTGAATTACAAAAGAAGGAGCCCACGTTCAAGCCCTCCAAGAACATTCAATGGCAAGAGTATAAACAAACCCTGCTATCTTCTAACAAATGAACCTAGTCATCGTCGAGTCTCCGTCCAAGTGTAAGAAGATACAATCCTATCTAGGTAAGGGATACAAAGTGATTGCGACGTCTGGACACTTTCGTACGATACCCGCCCTTGCCAACATCAACGTAGAGACCTTTAAAGTGAAATACGAAGTCACCAAACCCAAAATCATTGCCCTTCTCAAAAAGGAGGTCGCCGAGGCCAAGGAAGTCTTTTTGGCAACCGACGACGACCGAGAAGGAGAGACCATTGCCTGGCATGTTATCAAGGTTTGTCACTTGCCCAAGGACACCAAACGTATTCTCTTTCATGAGGTGACGGAACGGGACCTGAAACGTGCTATGGCCGAACCCACGGTCCTACGCATGAACCTTGTTCATAGTCAAATCGCACGCCAAGTGTTGGACGTGTACATTGGATTTACCGTGTCTCCTCTGTTGTGGAAATACGTGGGTCATACACTGAGTGCGGGACGCTGTCAAACACCCACCCTGCGTCTCGTGGCCGAGCGAGAACGAGCGATTGAGACGACTGTACGAGACAACACCTTTGTCGTGAAAGGCTATTTTACCAATGAACATATTCTCTTTTCTTATTCACGTAGTTTGTCTCGGGAAGAGGTCCCGGGGTTTCTGGATAGTTTACGTGAATATCCTTTTGCCTTGACTCCGCCTGTGGCCAAGGAAGTGTCCGTGCCTCCACCCAAGATATTGACGACGAGTACCTTACAACAAGCCAACCTATCCATGAGCCCCCAGCAAATCATGAAATGTGCTCAAACCCTCTATGAAGAAGGATACATTACCTATCTTCGCACAGACCACGCCGCATATAGTGAGGATTTTTTGCTGGCGGCGGCGACCTTCTTACGCACGGACTACGAGCGTCCACAAGGAAACCAGGGAACCGGTGCCCACGAAGGCATTCGCGTGACCCAGCTCGCCGTAACCGAGACAAAGTTAGACCCGTCTACGGACAAACTCTATCGTTACATCTATCAACGTACATTACAAAGTTGTATGAAACCGGCAGTCATGCTTCATACGACCTTTAAGATACCTTTCAAGGAGGATTACTTTTCATATACCTCGGTTCGGCCTATTCATCCGGGATGGAAACAGGTGCCTAGAACGGAGGGCCAAGAAACCGAGACAAAAGATTGGACCTCTTACCTGAATTATTTGACACAGGTTCAATGTAAACGAGTGTTGGTAGAGGAAACCACACATCGTTTGTCTCACTGGACCGAAGGCCACTTGATAGCAGAGCTAGAGAAACGGTCTATTGGGCGACCGTCTACGTACAGTCATCTTCTGGATACCGTTCAAGACCGCAAGTATGTGAACAAGGGGAAACTCAAAGGTGCTCCGGTGACCCTTCAACAGTATGAATATACCGAAACGAAGGTGACTTGTTCTACCAAGGAAGTCGTAGAAGAGGAGACCAACCGTCTCTCGGTGACGCCGTTGGGACTAAAAGTGGAAGCCTTTTGTTATTCGTATTATGACAGCATCTTTAATTATGACTACACACGACAACTGGAAGCCGAATTGGACCAAGTGGAACAAGGAAACAAGGAGTGGACCGCGGTGGTACAAGCATGTGTGACACAGCTCTCGTCCATCGTGATTGACATGCCCAAGAAACAATACAACAGTCTCTATGTGGGTCTTCATGAGAAAACACCTCTTCTTATCAAAGAGGGTACCCATGGATACTATTTGGAACACAAGGAACAGAAGCGTTCCCTTCAAGGGTATGAAAAGCTAGACTTGGTGGAGAGTTGGATTGCCGACCAGGGAGTGCCTCCGGAAGAGATGGAAGGGTTACTCGCCTTTCTCCATACCGAAAAGACCGTCCTTACGATTACGGACAGTTGGAGCGTACGGACAGGACCTCATGGGCGTTATTTGTTTTTCAAAGCAAAGACCATGAAGAAACCCAAGTTCTATCCTTTGCCGGCAGAACATGAGAATTCCACTGCGGAAGAACTAGAAGATTACATACGAAAAAAATATAAGACAATATAATAGATGGAAACCAAAGACAAGCAAGATGGATTACTAGACGCCATCAAAGACGTCTTGCGAGAGAAGGATGCCCAGAAGGCAACGCCCATCTTTGTCTCTCTTTTAATCATAGGTGTCTTTATCAAAATGACCCTGGCCTATGGTCTAAACTCGGAGGATGGGACGACGGGGGAAGCGAACGCACTCATCTGGGGCTACGGCATATCCGTCTTCTCTCTGCTGGGTATTATTTTTGTCAACATCAAAAAAGGTTCTGACGACTGGAATGCGTTACAGAGGTTACCCTGGGCCCTGTTACTGACCATCGTGTTGATGATGTGGATGATTGGATTAAACGTTCAGTATTTTACGGCGATTAACAAGAAAGCTGTCCCACCTGAATACTTTCTATGGTCGTATTACTCCTCCGTGTTAGTCATTTGTCTCATCTTTTTTTCCGTCATCCAATATTTACAAAA